CAAGAATTGCCATTATCATTCCGATATTTTCTTTTCTATTCCGTCTCATAAATATACACACAAGCAGTCTTTGGGAAATGTTTTAGTGTAGTGTAATCTTTGATTGCCGCATTTTCATAGCGCGTGTTAATGGTACAAGCAACACCGCCACTACACACATTCTGCGGCTTTATCCTACTGAGCGACAAAGAAGTTTTCAAAGTCAACATCTTCATCTTCTTTTGGCATTGCCTCTATATCAATACTTGGCACAGTCTCTTCTTCCAGACTTTTCTCACAGAACCTTGCAAGCATTTCGTCAGAAAGAAAATACTTTTCGTCAACGTCTTCTTCAAGAACGTCAGAGAGACAAATGAAAAGAGGTATGGGCAACGGGAAATGATACTTGACTATCTCGTTATCGTCATTCCTTATGCTGATAAGAAAGATACGTTCTCTATTTTGTGGAACACCGAAATCCTTCGCATTGAGAACCTTTGCGAAATTCACGTAACCTAAGTTTTCAAGTTCTCGCTGCCATAGGTTAAACATGCCAATGAACTTACCGCTTACCATGGCCTTCACATTCTCCAACATCAAGAACTTCGGTCGCTTTGCCTTTACGCAGTCTCTCACATTCCAGATAATGCTCGACCTCGTACCACTTCCTTCAGTAAATCCATGTTGCAAGCCAGCCTGTGAAACGCTCTGGCATGGGGTGCTATAAGTAAGCAGGTCGAAGTCTGGCAAATCCTCCCACTTTATCTTTGTAATGTCGCCCCAATTCTTGCCAATTCCGTCAGGATGTAGGGCATTATGGGCGATTACAGCGGGTTGTTTGTCAATATCTGGGTTTGCATCCGGCTCTGGATCAAATTCTGCCCATCCTACTAACTCATAGTCGAAATCGGGGTAAATCTCTCGTAACCTATTGAGTGCAAGGGCTTGTGAGCCATATCCAGCACAGATTTCAAATAGTCTGAGTTTGTTCTTCTTGTTATAAGTCATGTCACATTACAAAGATAATGTATCACGCAAACATGTCGGGCGTGACAATGATTTTTTGTTGTATGATTTTGATGTAATCGGGATTCAACTCGTACCCGATGAAGTTTCTGTTATAAGTCCTGGCTACCCGGGCAGTCGTTCCACTACCCATAAAAGGATCGAGGACAATGCCACCTTTCGGACACCCCGCAAGGATGCAGGGCTTTATCAGTTCCTCTGGATATACTGCAAAATGCGCATTGTGGTCTGGTTTGGTGTTCACAAACCACACGTCTCGCTTGTTCCTTACAGGGTATTGCTTATCTGGCAGTCCTTCAGCACGTCTAAGGTGCATGGTATTTGGCTGCTGACCGTCTTCTTGCAAGTTCTTGAAACGCCATCGTTGATGTTCGTTCTTTGCAAGGTCTTGACGCTTTCCTTGCGGCATTACAGGAATAATGTTATACTTTGGAGAGCCGTGCATCATAGTGTCTTTTCTGCCATCGTAGCCAGTAGCGACTTCCTGAATTGCCTCATGGTCGAAGTAATACTTGCGGCTCTTGCTCATAAGGAAAATATACTCATGGCTCTTTGTTAGTCTGTCTGTAACGCTTTCTGGCATTGCATTTGGCTTAGCCCAAATAATGTCGTTACGAAGGTAGAAACCTTTTGAGTACAAAGAAGGTGGTTCTATACACCATGAAGGAATATCTATGTTTTCGCCTTTGTTTAATGAGGAAATCAACTGTATTAAGATGTTTCTCTTTTCTCTCACTTCATCTTTTCTTTCAGAATGGCCATAGTGTTTTGCATTCTCTTGAAATAGAAAGAAATTGTAAGCCAATAATGCTTGTTTTTTCTTTGCAACAAGATATGGGTATAATTCACAAACAAGTAGTTTCTTGCACTCCATATCAAAAATATGCCAGCGATAAACGTCTCTCTTTCCAAGATGTCCTGTTCCATTCTTTTGGTGCATTAGTTTTGTACCGTCAGGAAATATTTCCATGCACTTTTGTAAGATGTCGTCATTGGTATTAGTTACACAGACATAAACATTTGTCCGTTCACTATTATCATCTTTTCTGATATGGTGTGTTCCTACTATAGAACCTTCTCCATCAATCATTGCGGCAAGCCAAACACGATCTTTTTCATCCCTAATTTTCCCCATATAAAATGGTCCTCGAATTGCTTTCGCTACTTCAAAAGGAATTAGCATCAGGTCTTTATCCTTACAATCCGTGATGTACTTGTAGCCAGTGCGATTGCCGACACAGCCACGATTTGAGCCTTGTTTTGTGCCGACAACGCTCTCTGGATAGTTGGCAGAACCTTTGCCGGAACCTGCATAGGAATCACCAAGGTTGAGCCACAACGTACCTTCTGGCTTCAAGACGCGAAACACCTCTGCAAATACCTCTGTAAGCCTGTCAATGTATTCCGTAGGTGACTTCTCCAAACCAATTTGACCGTCACAGCCATAATCTCGCAGTCCATAATAAGGTGGCGACGTAACACAACAGTCAATGCAGTTGTCTGGAAGTCTTTTCAGTCCTGTAAGGCAGTCTTCGTTATAAATCTTGTTTACTTCCATTGCTACATTATTCCTGTAATGTTACCCTAAAAAGGTAGATCACTATCTGATAGTGGCGGACCAAAAGGGTCGTCGTGCGCTTCTGCTTGTGCAAATATGTCTGTCTGCACCCCTACATCGTCACGCCATCCATAAACGACTTTTTCATCAATGGTATTCTTAAAACGTCGGCTCTCAATCTCGTAATACATGCCAACGAGATAGTCTTGTGTACCCATCATGCGGTCTTTCGATACCTCCAGGACATTGCTGAATTTGAAGAATGTCTGTATGTATTGCTGACCAAAGAAGTCACCACCCGCCTTTCTGAAGTCATTGTTGACACGATGAATGATAAAGATGTAGTCCGCTGCGTCAATAATTGCGGAACTTCCGCTAATGTCGTTCTTGCGGATGAAAGATGTTGTCTTTCGCGGATGGGCTACGAGAATGATGTGCGCCTTGTATTTCTTCTTGAAGTCTGTGAGTTGGTTGATTAACTCTTTTTGTTTCTTATTGCTGTCACCATCGAAAACGTCAATATCGAGCGAAAACAGATTGTCGAGAATGAAGATCCTGACACCTTGCGCCAGAAGTTCTTTCATGTCGGCGAATATCTGTTCCCATTTGTTTGAGTATTCATTATTATAGAGAAAGAACTTACCGTCAGTCCAATCGTCTATCTTTGTCGCAATATTATTAGGCACATACCAATATTGACCATTAGAAGACTGCCGTAAGAAATCCTTACCTGCTGCTACCATCTGAATCCACGTCTTCAATACGTCTGGTCTTAACTCACCGCTCCACAACGCGCATTTCTGACCTTGATTGATGGCGTTGAGTAAAAGACTGTTCAGCCATGATGATTTACCCGAAGCATTAGAGCCACTGACAATCGTCAAAGAACTGTAAAAAAGCCCATGCGTCGATTTGTCAAGTTCCTTAAAGCCTGAATAGAAATGTTCCAGTTCGTCGATATTGACTTTCGCAATATCCTTCATCGAAAACCACTTCTTTCCAAGTTCTGGGGTCTCTGGCTTAATGACTGGCTGCTGTACTGTGCTTTGCGGTTTTGCCGCTAAGGATTGTGGTCTGTACTGAGTTTGTTGCGGTTGATACTGCCTTTCGTATGCGCGAGGGTCAAGCATCTGCCTTACCTCTTGCCATGTGTGCTGCTGGCAAGAATTGTGTAAGCAGGTGTACTTGATTGCACCGCTCGACATCTGAATAATGGCTGCATCCTTACCTTTGTGTTCTGGATTGAAAAAGCAATGGTCAAGAACGTACTTCGTCCATTTAGCACACGTCTCTTTCCTGTACTGCACCCCATGCTCGTTCAAGAACTTCTCCAAGTCAAAAGGCTCATTACTGCCACCACCTCTTGACGGATATGGTGACGTAGGCTTTGGCTCTTCCTTTGGCAGAAGATTGGCGACTGCCTGGAACAACGATATGTCGTTGACTTTTATCTCATCCGGCACATAGACAATCTCTGACATTCTCCATGGCCGCTCTGGAAGGTTCGCACCTTTCTTTGCAGT